AATAGATCCAAGAAATAAGGAAATACACAAAGGAATATATTATGATTACTCAAATGAATGAAATTATTTTCCAACTTGTTACTAACAACTATGTTTCTGTTATGGATTCTGATGGTAACAACTATATCGTTGACCACCTATCATCGCTTGTAGATGAGACTATATTTACTTTTGATCATCATGGTGAAGAAGTTGAACTTAATATCCACGATTTAGCCATTATTCAATAAAGGATTATTATAATGAGACAGATGCAGTTAGAACTAATTTCTCCTGAGCGCCGTGCTAAACTAGAAGCTGAATACGCTGAGCTAAAAGAAGTATTGGATCCAAATTTTGAATATTCAGATGATCGTTCTGAATGGGTTTATAACAATAATATTAGAAAACGTATGTACGATATTATGGAAATCCTTGGTAATGTTGAAAAATAATTGTTGCCTTCTTTAAAATTGTGGGTTATAATAGATTTAAGAAATGAAGGAATAGGAATACAAAATGACTAAACAATATATCGAAACCCATGTAGATACATTCGGATTTTCTGAACTTTCCCCTATTGGAATGGAAGAATTTTCAGCTAAAGACTTAGTAGAACGAGTAACAGATATTCAAATGTCTCTTGATACTAACTATGGGCAAGATGCTATTCTTCGTTTGAAGTATTACACTTGTGGTACACCTGATATCAGTGTTTACGAAAGACGTTTAGAAACTGATGAAGAGTACCAGGCACGTCTAGTTAAAGAACAAAAAGTGTTAGATAAAGCAACTAAAGCAAAGCAAAAGAAAGTCGATAACCTCCTTAAAACAATGTCTAAAGAAGAAATCTTAGAGTGGTTGGCTTAATATTACATATTGAAATAAAGGACTATATTATGATTAAAGCGATAGTAGCTATGGACGATAACTTCGGCATCGGTAAAGACGGAACACTACCTTGGCCTCATAACAAACATGATATGACCCACTTCAAAGAACAAACCACTGGTCATGTTGTTGTTATGGGTTCTAAGACTTGGGCTGATGAGAAAATGCCTAAACCACTTCCTAACAGAATCAATGCTGTTATTACCAGAAATCCCGATAATGTTCCAGCTGGTGCTGATAGATATATTACTGAAGATGTTCCAAACTGTATTACAGATTTACAAGCTGATTTTCCAGATAAAGATATCTGGGTTATTGGTGGTGCTAACTTATTTAAGCAAACTATTGACATAGTAGAAGAACTACATTTAACACGTATAGTAGGCGATTACAATTGTGACACTAAATTGAGCGAATCATTTTTAGAAGATTTTGAATTAAATTCAGTATCGACATATATAGACTTAGCTTGTGTATTTGAAGTTTGGAAAAGAAAATAGGAATTAATATGACAGTAGATGACAATTATTTAACAGCTCTGAGAGATATCGATACGTTCGGAGAATGGCAAGGTGATAGAACTTCCGTAGGTTCTTCTAAACAATTATTTGGTACTACTATCTCACATCAATGTGATATCAGCGCCCCCTTTATTCAGTGTCGTTCATTCGCACCACGTATTTCGTTCTACGAGTTTATCTGGATGTTAAGCGGTAATACTGACGTTACCTACCTACAAGATAGAAACATTCATATCTGGGATGGTAACTCTACACGTGAATATTTGGATTCTGTCAACCTACAGTCTATTCCTGAGAATAGTATTGGATTAGCATACGGACATCAGTTCCGTCATTCTAACGGTATTGACCAAGTACAAAACGTCATCGACTCATTACGCAATAATCCTACGAGTAGACGTCATGTTATTTCACTATGGAACGTAGATGAGTTAGACCAGATGGCTCTAGTACCTTGTTGTCACTTGTACGAGTTCTCGTCTATTAACGGTACACTTAACTTGTATCAACACATGCGTTCTCAGGATATGGTATTTGGCGTTCCTTATAACCTATCGTTTGGTTACTTCATGTTATACTTTATGGCTAAGCTAACTGGACACAAAGTAGGCGAATTAATGTTAACTGGTACGAATAGTCATTATTATCAGAACCAACAACCATTAGTAGACGCTTTAGTAGCTGATAATATAATGTATGAACTAGAGCCTCAGTGCTTTACTGATAAGCCTATTAACGAATTAGAAGATGTTCTTAATTTGGAATGGGAAGATATGATTGTACAGAATTGGGTTAAAGGACCAGTTATTGAAAAGGGTATTAAAATGGCAGTATAAATACCCTTATTAAAGGAGTACATATATGTTGACATTTAAAGAATCCCTGGCTAATGCTAAGAAAGATACGTATTGGCATAACACAGATATTATCAACTCCCCTTATGATCAAAAGTTGCTTGCTAAGAAGTGGAAAGCTAAAGGGGGAGTTATCAAAACGGATAAGTCTACTGGATATCAATTTGGATATTTAGAAGACGAAACACCTCTCTGGCGTTACGAGCCTAAGACTAATAAAATAAGTTATGGTCGCGGTAAGAACGTATTTGTATATATTAATTCACTTTAAATGTTTACATTTATGATTTTCTATGGTATAATATACTATATCAATTAAATGGAATCTATATTATGGAAATGTTGAACGCTTTATCTCTACTAAAATCTACCACTGGCACTAATGATAAATTAGACTTGTTCGCTAAGTTATTATCTGAAGTGCCAGAACTGGACGAAGTATTCTACTTTGCCCTTTCTTCCGAAATTAAGTTTGGTATTAAAAAGATACCAGACTACACCCCCAATACCTCACACCACCAACTCAACATGTCCTGGGCTTTGAATAGACTACACATGGACTTTTCTACAGACCCTAAAAACTCTAATGAACGTATCGAAGACTTAAAGAATCTACTAGAAGAAGTTAGTCCTGAAGACGCTAAAGTAGTTGAAATGATTATCCAGAAAAAGCTTGATTGTGGTATCTCGGTAACAAACGCCAACAAAGTATTCACTAAACTTAACCTACCAACTATCCCAGACTTCAAAGTAATGTTATGCGCTAAATCTAATGAAAAGACTTTAGCTAAAATGACATACCCTGCCATTGCTCAAGTAAAGTCAGATGGTTTACGTATTATCGTTTCAGTCGATAAGCTAGGTAATGTCAAATATCGTTCAAGAAATGGTAAAGAGTTTGAAGCATTATCTGTATATGATGAACTTTTTAGAGACTATAAAGGTTATGTTTTTGATGGAGAAGCTTTAATTAAAAGTGAACCTGGATTTGCTGATAGAAAAACTGGTAACGGTATTCTTAATTCTATTAGACAAGGTAAAGCTACTAAAGAAGAAATAAACAGCGTGTTCTTTATGTTGTGGGATATGATTCCTTATGATGACTTCTTTAAAGGTAAATGTGATATTACATATTATGATAGATATGAATTATTATTCTCTTCCATTGAACAAGACTTAAATAATAATGTTCTTTTTGGTGTTATCGATACTAAAGTTGTCAGTACATATGAACAAGCCAAAGAGTTTTATTTGGAATGCAGAGGTAACGAAGAAGAAGGTATTATCCTTAAAGATGTATCTAAACCATATGAAGCTAAACGTGTTAATCATCAAATCAAGTTTAAAGCTGAAGAAACAGCTGATTTATATGTAACTGATATAATTGAAGGTACGGGAAAACATGCCGGCAAATTGGGTGCTATTGAGTGTCAAACATCTGATGGGTTAGTAGTAGTGAATGTTGGTTCTGGTTTTAATGATGCAGAACGCGAACACTTCTGGAACAATAAAGAAGAAATATTAAATAAAATTGTAGAAGTCAAATACAATGAATTAATTGATTCTAAGGGTAAAGATACGTGGAGCTTATTTTTGCCTATATTCGAAGAAGTACGAATTGATAAAGAAAATGCAAATGCCGCAAAAGAGTTGATATGAATTACATAGGAATAATAATATATAAAAATGTTTACTTTTCAGAATTTACATGATATAATAGACTTAACAAATAAACAAATAGAAGGAATATATTATGTTCGCAGTTACTTACAAAAATATAGGTTTAGAAGCTAACGATCCACGTAGAAATACACTTAGCTGTTATGTTAGTCACATAGAATTATACACAGATGCTTTAGAAGTACAAGAAGAATTTTATCGCGAAATGGGTGAAAATTCTTACGAGTTATTCACTACTAATATTGTTGAACACGACTAACAAATAAACAAAGCTATAAGAGTTCCATTATGTCAACTTCTAAACGTAAAAAGCTAGAAAGACAAGCTAAAATGAAAGCTGAATCGCAAGCAAGAAAGAACCCTGGATTAATTCCAAAAACATCGATGAAAAGAACTAAGGAGTTTAAAGAGTATGTCCCAAGTAAATCTAGCTACATCCGAGACACAAAGTACATTCCCAGCCTACATAGTACCAAGAAGTCAGGTTCAGACGGAAAGTCATCGCCCGAGTACACAGGAGATTACATTATCGGACTTGCCACAACGCACAAATCAAACATTGTACCAGTTGGACGCGGCGACTCTCCGGAAGAATATGCTAAGATGAGAAGGAATTAATTATGTCAAATTGCGATGAAAGGTCTTTAACTCTAACTATGGATAACTATGCTAGACAAGGTTTTACCTTCAATCAAGTATTACGTGAACTAGCTAAAGACGAATCTTGTGCTTCAATGACTATAGCTAAGTTGATGGACGCTTATAGTCTGGCAGTAGGAAGATACGAATTAACCAAGGATTTAGTATAATGAAAGATATGACATTAAGTATTCACACTGATTGCACGTGCCCAATATGCGGTGAAACTTCTGATATCAGCTTAATGCTTAATATCGAAAAAACATTAGTATATAAGAAGTGTTCAGCCTGTGGTATTGAGTTCGGGGATAATAACGAAATTAAAGCAAGTGTGTCAATTGCTGACGCTATTGGTAAAGCAGTAGTTAGTGAAGTAGAATCTATTCGAATGGATGCTTACAACAGTGGCAATCCAGCTACTACAATTGGTATGTGTAATAAAATATTAAGAAAATATACCAAATAATTGTTTACTTTTTTACTGTTCTATTGTATAATGGTTTAAGAAATAAAGAATAAGGACTTATTATGAATGAATTAAAGGGTAGCGCTTTTGACGATTATACTAAAGTTGTTAAAATAATTGATAGTATTGATAGCATTATGCACATCCAACAGGTTCATGGGATTGTCAAGCGATTTTATAATAAATGGAACGATGAAGCAAGAGGTCTTCCTAGTCTTTCACTTAAACTTTCTGAGAAAAAGCATCAATTAGGAAAAGCCAAATGAAAATTAAACTAACTCGATCAGACATTTACTGTTTACTACAAAAAGGTTTCTTAGATACACGGCAAGATGGTGTTCTATTCGGGATTAAAATAGCGTCTAAAACCAAAGTATTTATTAATGACTGGGGGCGTAGAACTTATAAGTCTACTGAAGCAAAACGTATCTACGAAAACTCTAAAGACGCTACACTACTTGTACACGCCAATCGTAATTTAGGTAATATAGAATTTCCTGTATTAACTAAAAACGCCGCAGTTATCCACGATTATGCCAAAGATGGTTACTTTTTAAGGACTGGTGTGCGGGGACAGCGTGATATAGATATTTTAGGAAGAACAATTATCCTTGATGAACCACAATTAAATATAAAAGATATACATGCTTTAACTAGATTTGTTAAAGACCTAGTAGAAGCAGGGGCTAAAGAAGTTCACTTATATGGAGAGTTTCCGTGGGCGTGGGAAAAGAGGTTGGGTACAGACAATATCTTTTATAATCATCGAGAAGCTCCAATTGATGTTCAACGACACATAGACTCTCAAACTAAAGGCGACTAACATGTACCAGAATAGAAATGGAATACAGTTCAGCTATAGCGATACATTCAGCTTAGATGCTAAGTTAGCTCCTATTATGCTAAACGCTATTAATAAGTTCTTGGAAGTTAAGTCTAGTAAAGATGCTTGGTTCGGTGTACCTAACTCTATTATGACTGAGTTGTTTGAGCCTTCAGATAGTAACACCGAAGAACAGCTAGATATTGGTGATGCTGAATGGACACGTAGGCTTAATGAAATGAAGTATGCTTTTGAACAATCTATAATTGATGAAATCGACTTAATGCCAGACGACGCACAAAAAAGGCTGTTACCTGATAACATAGACCATTATGATAGTTTATTTATTCAGCTTATACCTAACCCAAACTATTCTGAAGAAATAAACAATAAGTATTGGGATGATATGAAAGCACGTAGAGAACGTATTCAACAGGGTTTAGATTATTTCGCTAAACATTTCTCGGACTTATGGTGGTAGTATGGAAGACCTAGAAATAAAAGCATTCAATGATAGAGAAGACGAAATAACTAAACGAATGGTTGAACTAGGTTATGGTACAACAGATTTCTATGTAGTTATGAATGATATTAGATATCCTATGGTTGTACTATGGGAAGATTATCAATGGGCATGGTGGGATAACGAAAATGATTGTCCTGAACTATTTCAAACTGAAGATTTTGATTAGGAGAAAACAATGGAACAGAAAGACTTAACTAAAAATATGGTGTTTCACAGTAGAAGTAAAGAATCTTGTGAAGAAGTAATCGCCAAATACAAAGGCACAGAACTAGAAAAAACTAATGGTTCTATACGTGACTGGGTTATCGCCTCAGAACAACAGTTAGCTAAACTAGCTAAGGAGTAATTATGTGTGTTTTAGACCTTAGTAAAAAACTAAAAAAGCTTTATAATAAACAAACTAAACAAAACCTTAAAGGTAAGTTTAAAAAAGCTAGACGTACTGAACTAAAGATTATCAAGCTACTACTCAAAGTTCGAGGCAGCGTATTGTGATTATTCATCATAACCAATTAAAAATTGACGAAATCATTAAAAATTATTCCGAAAAAGATGGTGTGCCAATTAAATATGTTATGTCCACGGCATACAACAGTTCTCCATATATTGTAGATATCTTTTATAGAGATACACCACATCCTGAGTTTGGCAATAAGTATTTTGGATTATATGTGCACGATTTCAAAGGAACAATGATTACCGATTCTACTTGGATTGAAGGTACTGTTATTGATTGTGTTGAAGATGACGATGGTAATTATCAATATTCAAATCAACGACACGATTACAAGAAGTTTGAAAATGGTAACATGATTGATGGCGGCAGAGCTTATACAAGAAGTAACGGGTCAATCACAAGATTTAAAGTAACAGAAGGAGAGTTGCATGAGATTTAAAGTTAATGTTCAACCCAATGATGGCGATTTCCGAGTCGTAAAGAAGTTTGCTTGGATTCCCGTTGTTGCTAATAACTTAGAACATACTTGGATTTGGCTTGAAAAATATGATTCACACGAAGTATATGTTAACACGATTAAAGAAGATCAGGATTCGTATGGAATGGCTACCGAACATGGAACAGAGGGTTGGTTTAGAAAAGAAGCTCATGCTATTTTAGATCCTGATAATAAAAAAGAAGCTCCAGAATTTCTTAAAGAAAATAATGAAAAAAAGTGAAAATAAATGTTTACTTTTGAATATTGTTGTGATATAATAGATCTATCAAATAAAACAAATGGAGTAAACATTATGACTGAGTCTCAAAAAGCAGAAAGATTAGAGCTTATTAAAAAAGTAAATGCTAAAGTTCAGCGTAGCGCGGTTAATAAATCTAGAATTCGTCGCTGGATTAATCAAGACGAGTTTGAAGCAAAGCGCAATGAAGAACGTCAATTTGACGCTATGATCGAAAAAATGGATGAAAATCACAACGAATATACTGATAGCGCTAAATACGCTGAAAAATATTATGGTGAAACATACCATGAAACAACTAAACTTGATAACGAATGGAGCTAATATGAATGTCGCTATAGTTTTTGCACTGGTAATATTTTTATTATTAATTATACCAATTATAACAATTGAAGCTGTAAATATACTTTTTGGTTTAGAAATTCAAGTAACATTAATAACATGGCTTTGCACATTTTGGCTTATAATGTTATTTGGCGGTAGTGGAAAATCTTATTCTAAAAAATAAGATCTTAATAAATTTTAAATGAGGATAATATAATGATCAGAGAAAACATGTTAAACGAACTTCGAACTGGTGTTAAAACTGTAACATTCACTAAATTGAATGGTGAAGAACGCGTTATGGATTGCACTCTTAATATGGAATTAATTCCAATTGAATCTCAACCTAAAACCGACGGTAATGTTACTGAAAGCACAGCAACAGAAACCACCATTAAAGTTTATGACGTGAAAGCCGAAGGTTGGCGCTCATTTAAAGTAGATAGCGTAAAGAACTTTGCTTAATATTACTCGCAAAGAGCTAGTAGAGTCTTTAGAGGCTAAAGTGTGTGTTATAACATATACTCCTTTAAACTCTACTAGAAAAACAATTGAAGCAACCTTGCGCTCAGATATTATCGCAGAGTTAGACAATAGACCAGAGGGGTTTGACGATAATCGTGAAGCAGCCCTTTTTGATCTACATTGTGTAAATGTTCTTGATATTAAATCCAACCAATGGCTAACAATTCCAGTATCAAGCATTAGCCTTTTTTCTGCTCCGTAATATTGCATAGGAGAAATAATGAATGAAATAGAAGACAATATTTTAACTAAAAAGAAGTTTGCTTTGTTAATAGAAAATACTGTAATTAAGCATAGACTTGGATATATGGATGCTATTATTCATATATGCGAAGAACGAGGTATTGACCCTAGTGAAATTGGAAAGTTAGTATCTCCAGTTATTAAAGAAAAACTTCAAGCCGAATGTGTCAAAAATCGTTTAATTAAAGTCGATGATACTGCAGGCGTATTGCCGGTATGATTAATATGCAACCATTTGATGCTTACAGATATTATCAAGCGCTAAAGCTGCATTTTGAGTCTAAGACTTTTGATGCAGTTAAATATAATTATAAAACCAGTGCAAGCCAGAAAAGCTTCTGGAAACGCAATGACAAATACCACTTTGCTAAGGTGGCTAAAAGATTTAAAGATGTCAATGTTATGATTGGATACTATGCTTCTCATTTTGTTAATGGTACAAAGTGGATTGGTGAAATGCTAAATCACGATGAAGAGTATCAAGCATGGTTAAAACGCATGCAGTCAATATCATACGTCTTTGAACAGGATCTCAACCATTTGTCACTTGAGTATGATTCATTTGATTCAATGCTTAAGAGTAACGAAGGTGAGCATCCGCCTATAGTAACAGCATTTCTTCAAGAAGAAATTTCTTTAGAAACTATTGTTATTATAAATAAACTCACGGGATTTATGTCTCGTGCAGATAAGAAGATCACAGAAACAATTATGTGGCCAGATCTTTCTTTAAAAATACGAAAGTACGATCCATTTGTTCGAGTTGATCTTGAAAAAATGAAAAAAATTGTGCTAAAAGTGTTTACATCATGATGGAATTGTGGTATAATATACTCATTCCAGTTTTGGATAATACAGCTATACAACGATAATACAATGTCAATACAAGGAAAATACATATATGTCATTCTCAAATCTAAAATCTCGATCAAAAGATATCTCATCACTAGTTGCTGCAGCTGAAAAAGCTGGTGGCGGTTCTCAAGAAAAAAAATCTTATGGCGATGATCGCTTCTGGAAACCAAACGTAGACAAATCAGGTAACGGCTATGCGGTAATTCGTTTCTTACCTGCCGCTGAAGGTGAAGATCTTCCGTGGGTTAAATACTGGGATCACGGTTTTAAAGGACCTACTGGTCAATGGTATATCGAAAACTCTTTAACTTCGATCGGTCAAGATGATCCAGTATCTGAACATAACTCACAGTTATGGAATTCTGGTGTCGAATCTGATAAAGATAAAGCACGTGCACAGAAACGTCGACTACACTATGTAACTAACATTATGGTTGTTGATGATCCATCAGATCCATCTAACAATGGTAAAGTTTTCTTATATAAGTTTGGTAAAAAAATCTTTGATAAAATTATGGATGTTATGCAACCACAATTTGCTGATGAAGAACCTATCAACCCATTTGATTTCTGGGAAGGTGCAAACTTCAAATTGAAGATTCGTAACGTTGAAGGATATCGCAACTATGATAAATCAGAATTTGCAAATGCATCTGTTTTATCTGATGATGACGAGAAATTAGAAGCAGTATATAACCGTCTATATAAGTTACAGGATTTTATTGATCCTTCTAACTACAAGACATATGCTGAACTAAAAGCTAAATTAGCACGAGTACTTGGTGAAAATGCTGTTCCTATGACTACTGCTGAAGCGGTAAGCTTAGATGAACAAGTATCTGCTCCATCATATACATCAGCACCTGAGCCGACTGCATCCACGCAATCCGCATCTAGTGACGACGATGATGATACTCTAAGTTACTTTAAAAACCTAGCTAATAGCTAAAGATAAAGGGGATCTTAATGGTCCCCTTTTTTTTATCTTCCTGAACCGTATCTAGTATCTTCTTGAGCACGTCTACTATATGGATCCATTTCTGAACCAACATACACTTGACTATTACTAGTTGTAACACTTGTTGGAGCATTAACAGTACTAACCGAAGTATTCCCGCCCATACTAACCGAAGTATTATTATCAATTGATTGGTTAAGAGAGCTTTGAGCTTCTTCCAAATTATTCAATTGAGTTTGTGGTTCTTGGGTTGGAACATCATTATTGCCACTAGGCTCTGATGGAGACTGTGCAGGCAATTCAGCCCACTCATAAACAGAATCTGGAATTGGGTTTAAGTTGATAGCTCCACCCCCAACTTTAGTAAAACCTAAATCAACTTCTGGCAATTCAAAAC